AACCTTCGCCGGTATTTTTGTTGACAATACTATCGGGCACAGAGTTCGTGTAAGTAGCAGACACTGAAAACAAGAATCCCTCGCCACCTGAAATTCTGACGCGGCTATTCAGCGTTGCGCTTCCACCGGTGCAGCACGGTATACGAACACCAGGCCCAACTCTGCAAGATCCAGAGCTTGCGGACATCTTCACATCGGTGCCCTCTCCGAGCGCCTCCTGCGCCGCAACAACCAAGTCAGTCTGGTCCACCACGATTATGCTGCGCACGACGGTCCATGTGTTGACGCCGTCTGCCGCAACCGAGGCTGTCACTGCCGTGAGTTCGTTTGAGTTGATTGTCATATTCCAACCTCAGTTATGCTAGTACCGCCGCCGCCGCTTGGTGGGTCCAACTTGTCACGAATATCTTGCAGAACTTGCAACTGATCCGCACGCTGTTGAGTCGCCTTCTTATCAACTGTTCCGAAGGGGTTGTCTTTCATGAATCGTTCTTTGGCGTCTTGCTTCATTGCCGCCACCGAGCCTGCTTCAATCGCGGGGGCGAAAGATTCTTCTGCTGCCTTATCAGCAGCCGACACCCAGGCGTCTGCTGCGCCCCGTGCCGCTTTCGCCAGTTCTTCAAAGCCTTCGTTGTTCTCATCGAGTAGGGTTTGCATTCCTTGGTTGTATTCTTCCTGACTGAGAAGTCCATTTTTCCAAAGCTCGTGTAGTTCGTTAGCTTTTTCGGTGAACTTATCGAAGTCTGTCTTGAAGGATTCCCTCCACTTCTTAGCCTTCCGCTCTTGTTCTGCAAACTCTTGTTCTACTTCCCTTTTTATCTCCTGGTCTTGCTTTTTGCGCACACTGTTGAACTCTCGTTCGTTAGCTATGCGCTTCTTATGCAGCTTGTCGTATTCTTCAGCCGTGAGCTTGGTGTTGTTTAGCTGCTGGTCGAGGATGTCCGCTTCGAATTGCAGCTTGGCTAGATATTCGTCCTGCGTCATAAGGCTGTTGTCTAGGTAGTCTTGATGTTGCGTGTGTAAATCCGCGAGCTGCGTTTCCGTGTTTAGCCTCCGCTCAAAGATGCCCTGCTTTTTTTCTTGTGCTGCCGCCGCTGCTTCCTCTGCTTCGCGGTCTGTTTGTGATTGAAGCTGTTTCTTCCGCTTTTCGAGATGCTTGTTCATCTTGTGGTATTCGTCGTTTACGGCTTTTAGGTCGCGGAGTCTGTCCTTGCCGTCTTTCACTTCTTGGCTAAAGTGTTGCCGCCTTTCCTTGAGCGTGTCAACGGTTACTTGTAATAGCCTGATATGTTCCTCAGTAACCGGGCCGAGCTTGTCGTCAACCGCCGACATCGCTGCGATTCCGTGTAGCTTTTCTAAGCGTGCAAGTTCTTCTTCTGTAATAGCGCTAAACGAAGTGCGGCCGCCGAACCACCAGGACGCAGGCGAAAGCGACCACATTAGCTGAAGTGCGTCAGTAACGCGGCCCGTTAGGTCAACGTAGTACGGCATGTCTTCAAAGAATTCCGACATCGCCGGGGCTAGCTTCTGAGCAATCTGCATCCAGGCACCATCGAACGCAGTCTGTAAGTCCAACATCGCGTCTGAGAAGTCCTCCATCTCGGTTGTACTTATCTGGCCTGTCAAGGCGGTGTAGCGTGCGCCCATCGCAGTCAACCCGGCGCTGCCGTCCCTGAGCATGTTGACCATCGCCACGCCCTCGGAGTCAAAGAGCTTCATGGCAAGCCGCACCCGCTCCGCAGGCGATGTTATGTTCTTGAACGCTTCCGCAATCATGTGAAGCTGTTTGTCCGGGCTCATCTGCGTAAGCTGTGCTGCGCTTAGTCCTAACTCCTTCAAGGCCCCCTGAGCCTCCCCTGTTCCTAGCGCTGCCTCCGATACCCGCCGTGTCATTCGCTGCAAGCCCATCTCCAATGTATTCGTTTCTATGCCCGCGCGCTGCGCAGCGTATCCAAGCTCACCGAGTGCCTGAACATGAATCCCCAACTTCGCTCCGACCTTTCCCATCTTGTCGAGTTTCTTAATCGTACTCATGAACTTCTGAACAAGGGCACGCGCACCGAGGAACGCACCAGCTCCGGCCAGCATCTTCTTGAACGGTATCTTCTTCCAGCCGGTCGCCATCGCCTTCTTTAGCTTCTTCGTGCTTGCCTGGACCTTCTTCATAGCGCCGCTAAGTCCGCGACTCTTTGTTTTCATTTTGTCGAACGCTTGCGCCGTTTGCTTCGTCGCCTTCTGCGTTCTCTGTAGCGTCTGCTTCAGCCCTTTGTCTGTGGCCGAAACCTGAATCGCCATTTTGCCAACTACGTCAGCCATCGGTTTGCTCCGGTGCGCTTCGCATTAATTGCGCCCACATCTCGTCAGGGGTCTGCGGTAGTTTATCAATCGGCATAAAATCGTCCGGCTTCACTTTCGCGCCTTGCGAGGATGCGATGGTTGCACACAATGTAGCTGTCTGTTCCCATCCCTCAGTGTCCAGGCAGTGGTACTTATACCAAGCCGCCCAGTATGTAAACTCGCGCGAACCTATTTCGCGCTGTGCCTTAGCGACCGACATCCCCAGGTGCGAGGCGATGCGAAACCACAAACGGAGCTGCGGCCGCTCTTTCAGTTTTTTGCTGCTTCCTCAACGTCATCGTCAAGCATCCCGGACACGCGCTGCGCTGCGGTCGCTAGCCTCTCAATGACGTTCGCATTCTTTTCTGATAGTCCAGTTATGTCCTCGTCCGTTTCAAACAGAGGCGCTCCGTCCTCGTCGACTGCGCAAGCAACTATCAAGCGCTCCCGCAGTCCACGAAAGTCCCTGTCGTCCTGATTGCCGCGCTGAGAGATCCAGTGCTCATAATTGCTGCGCTGCGTTCCTGTCATGGAGCGCATCCGAACAACTCCGCTCCACTCCGGGCAATCAACCTCAACGACGGTGGAATCCTGAGCCGCAAATATCTGCTCCTTTGAAAGAGACATCTAGAAACCCTTTATGAAATGGTGACAGCACCAGCCCACTTGATCGTTGCCGAAAAGGCAACAAGTTCCTCTAGTGGCGAACCCCAGGACCATTGAGTGACAAAGCCGTTTCCGGCAATGGACTTGGTAGCGCTCGTGCTAATTGGCACCGCCACTGTAACTGTAGTCGCCTCCGCAGCGGAAGGGGGTTCTGTCCCGTCCCAGTATCCTTCAACAGACAGCTCGCCATTGTCTACGAGGAAGCCGGGGATGTAAGTCTTGGCGTTTGTGGTTGCAAGTGTCGTGGTTTCAATCGACTCTCGACTCACGCCGCTGTTGGTGATGCTCGTTAGGGTTGCTGGAAAGCTACCCGATGCGAACGTGATTGTGGTTCCGTTTCCTACGGCTGGCATAATAAGCTCCTATGTTGAATAAAAATGTAGTTGGCAACTGAGTGAGCGCCCGTATATCCACTCGTCGCTACCGTCAATCGGTGTGAAGGGTGGCTCGTCAAGCTCGCTCTGAACATGGCAATTGGTTATCGAAATACTACCAAAAACAGTAGACCCAGTGTTGAGGGTTGTGCGCACAAGCTCGCTCAAAGTAATGAGCCCGCTGTAGCTGTTCATCGTGTAGCAGTCAACCTGAACTGCGGCCGAGTAGATTGAAAGATGCCCCGTGAGCTTCTGCTGCCGCTCCTGGCTCATTACGCTGAACCGGATATTCGGGAACGACTGGCCTTGCGGCACACGCCCAGGGAATACCCTTGTTCCAACAAGCGCGGTGATGCTAGTGCTGGCTGTCAGTCGCGAATAGAAGCCCGCTTCGATTCCCATTATCTCGCGCCCTTACTGTTTAGCTTTTTCTTGATCGCTGCTTGTTCGGCATCGTATGCTTTTTCTAGTTCCTTCTTGAAGGTTGTCTTGAAGTTCGCGCGCGTGTTTTGCATTGTTTCTTCCATGAAGGGGACGGGGGTTCTGTTCTTCCAGCCCTTCTCAATCGAGATCGCTATCTTATCAATCCGCTCCCGGTTGTGCGCAAAGTAGCCTTTCCTAGGACCAACAACACCGACCACGGTGCCAGACTTATAAACGCGAACAACTGAGCCGATGCTTTTCTTTATCAGGTTCATGGTGCCGCCGCTCTGCTTGGTAGCCTTCACCTTGGTCTTGCCCTTGGTTCCTGTTGTGGTGAGTTTCTTTCCAGACTGCCGCCTGGCAGTTCTCGCTCGGCGGGCTCGCTTTAGTTCGCGAATCCTTTTTTTGCCGCTCGGATCAAACGGGTCTTGTTTTTCTTCGGCTGAGTCAGGGTGTAGCTTTGGAATGCGGTTCTTCATCTCCTTTACAACCGGCTTGAGTGAGCGCTTCATTGCCTTCCTCTTTGCACGGCCTGTTGCTTTACCGAGCAGCTCTTTCGTGGCTGCGTCGATGTTGTTCATCTGAACCCTTACGTTGATTAGGCCATACTGGTCTTGTTTTATTGCCATTATTGCTGCCTTCGTGCGACCATGATAAGCGTATGGTTCTCCTCGTTTACGTTTTCTGTGTAGTCGATGTTCAGAGTTGTGGTGCTTCCGGGCACCGGGTTCCACTTGGCTCGCATTTCCTCTGTCACGCCGGGAACCCAGTGGGTAGTTATGATGTGCGTGCTGTTCAGGAAGCGCTGATCGTTCAAGTCTAGCTCACCACCAGACACAGCCCGGACCTGCGCAAAGACAGAAACCTTCTGCGACCAGGAGTCAACGAACTCCCCGACGCTGTTCTGGCTCGGCGTGTTGTATTCGATGCGGACCTTGTGCCGCATCTTGCCACTAGGAATAGTCGCCATAGCTGATCTGTCCCAAAAGTTCACGCACGCCAAACTCCGTATTTTTAGAAACAGAGCCGGTTAAGATTGCGCTCCGGTCCTCATAGAAGTGCGTCACCAGTAGCTTCGCTGCGTGCTTCGCCTGTTCCGGGATCGTAGCGTATCCCGCGACGAATCTAATCTGGACGGCGTCGGCCCGGTCTCCAACCGTCGGCCAGGCACCGGCGTTCGGATGCCGCTCGATTGTTCCTGGCAGACGGTCGGGAGTGTGGACTAAGTAAGCCGTACTTGAAAGTGTAGTCAATCCGGTGCTTGTGTTCGTGGCATAGTATTTTACATGCGTAACGGATTGGAGCGGCGGTCGCGGAATGTCAAGCGCGTCCGCGAGGAACGTGTGCATCTTCCAATCCCAGGTTTGCTGAACCAAGCTACGGGAGCCAGTAACCGCCTGCTCGCAATAAGCAGTTGCCGCTTTGATATAACTTCGTATCAGTTGATCGTCGTCGTCACTCAGAACTCGCAGGTGAGCTTTCGCCTCGCCCAGAGTTATCGGGTCCGTGACTGCGCCTGTTATTCTTTCGAGCATCTGCCTTATCCGGTTGGGGTTTCATAGCGGTCTCAATTACAACGGCCTCGTCACGCTTCAAGAGTTCAGCAGCCTGCTCGTCAGTGACAAAGTGCCGACAACCTGGCAAGCAACGGGTGAGCCCCTCAACTGTGACTCGCGCCTTTATTTCAACTGTAGTCACCACTGTCTCCAATACTGATTGTTTTCTTCTGCGCCCATCAGCGCGATCTGTTTTTCCCGGCTTTCATTGGCAAGAACAGCGAACCCGTGAGCTTGTTGTTCGTGCCTCCCGGCCCGTTCGTCGATTTTATCAAGCAGCTCCGGCGTCCCGGTGCCGTTCAGTAGATTCTTTAATGCCGCTGCTTCGTCGTGTGCGGCCGAAGCGGCTGCGTGATTGCGCCCGTATAGCTCAACCTCCTTCTTCGCTTCGGTTATCCGTTCTGTTAGTTCCTTCTGGCGTACTTCGCCTTTGAGCTTCATTGGCGGTGGATCTTCAAACGCATAAAGATTTGCAGTCTTTAGCAGGTCTGCCTCTTTGGGGATTGTAACTTCAATGCCTTTGCCCTCTGCGTATCCAAGAAGATATTCGCAAGATGGCCGCTGCGAACCGTATTCTTCGTTCGCCGCCATGTCTACGCCAGCAACAAGTATGTCCGTTGCGCCTTCAAGTATTGCGTATGCCAGCATGAATGAGATTGTGTTCGTAAAGTAGTTGCCACGGGCAAGCAACGGGAACGTGTTGAGGATGTCTTGTATCGGGTACGCGGTCGCACCGGCTACACAAGACCCGTCTTGCATGTAGACCTTCGACCGGGCCGCTTCGTCAGTCAGCCATTGTATGTAAAGTGCAAGCTGTTCCTCCGTTAGCCTGGTGCGCAGCTCAACGCCGTCTGTCTTGTGCAACTCGAAGAACCGATCCACTCTTGGAAGATTACAGAACTCGCCAGTGTGCGGGTCCAGGTTAGGCGAGCAGGCCCATATCTCCCAGTCGCTGTCACCATAGGGCGCGAGCCCTCTAGAACTTGGCGCGGTGCCGACGATAGCAACTTTCATTGTGTTCGCCTCATAAAAAGTCGCGGGAGCCGGGCACGGTTGTCCCGACTCCTGCGACCGGT